AGAGGCCGATCTGGGCGAGGCGGGTGTAGAGGTTGGGCAGGATGTTGATGGCCTGCGTCATCTCGGCCAGCGAATAGCCGCCAGCGTCGAAGGGATTGCGGACGAGGGTCATGGTGGGGCTCCGGGGGATGAAGGGTTTGGCGCGGCCGGGTGAGCGGCGTCAGACGCCGTCGCGGGCGACGATGCCGACCGCTGCCAGCTGGCCGATCTTGGTGGTGATCTTTGCGGCATCATCGACGGTGGCGTCGTAGGCCAGCGCTGCGCGCGAGACGATGGCCGGGCCGCGGGCGACGACGATGCCCACGGCATCGGCCAATGTCGCATCGACGGCATAGAGGAGGACGGCCGTGCCAGTCTGCGCGCCATCGGTGCCGCCGCTGGTCGCGAGCTTGTATTTGCCGCTGGCGGTGATGCGGCCGAGGACGGCGCCCACGGGATAGGGCATGCCCGCGAGCAGCGTCACCACCTCGCGGGTGTAGTTCGGGTTGACCTCATATTTGAGGACATCGCCCTTGCTGGGCGGTTCCGTCAGGACGGGCATGGTTCAGTCTCCACGATGTTGGGGGAAGGGGTGCGCCGCGCAACAACGCAGCGCGGAGTGGTCCGTGCCGGTATCAGCGCGAGGCGGCAGCCGATTTCTTGGCGGCAGCCACGATGGGGCTTTCCTTCGCCCCTGCCGCCGGGGCGGTTGCAATGATGCCCGCCGCGTCGCTACGCGCTGCGAGATCGGCCAGGACCTTGGCGCGCAACGCCTCGGGCTTCACGCCCTTGGCGACGGCATCGGCGGCGTCGATCTGGATGCCCAGACGCGCGGCCTGCGCGCAGACCTGCGCGACCTCGGCCGCCTCGGCCCGGATTGCTTCGGGCGACATCTCGGCCGCCGCCGTCTGCGGCGGTGCGATTGCCGCGGGCGGGGGCGGCTCCGACGGGGTGCTGGCGGCAGGCGCGGCCGGAAGCTGCGCATGGTCTTCGGGGGCAGTGGTCATCATCGAGCCCTTTCCTCTGGGGGTGGTTGTGCCGCGGGGTGCGGCGGCGAAAGCGCGGAAGGCGGTGACGGGATCGGCCACCTCATCGGCGAGACCGGCAAAGACCGCCGCCTCGCCGCGGAAGACGGCCGCCTCGGTGCCCAGCGCCTGGCTTGTGTCGAGGCGGCGCCCGCGACCTTCGGCGACGGTTTCGGCGAAGAGTTGGCGCAGATCTTCCAACTCGCCCGCGATCCGGGTGCGGATGGCCTCGGGCAGGGGCTGATAGGGGTTCGCATCGACCTTGCGGGCGCCTGCGTGGATCAGCGTCACTGCGATGCCCTTCTGGTCCAGCGCCCCGCTCATGTCGCTGTGCATGGCTACCACACCGATGCTGCCGACGGAGCCGGTGCGGGGCAGGATGATCCGGTCGGCTTGGGAAGCCAGCGCATAGGCGGCGGACAGGGCGTGGTCAGCGACGAAGGCATGGACCGGCTTTTGCGTCCGGACGGCCCGGATGCGGTCGGCGAGATCAAAGGCCCCCGCGACCTCGCCACCGAAGCTGTCGATGTCGAGGGCGATACCGCGGATGGCGGGATCGGCCAGCGCCGCCTGCAGTTGTGCGGCAATCCCCTCATAGGAGGTGAGCCCGGAGGATTGCCCAATCCACGCCCCGCGGTGCACCAGCGTGCCCGCGATCTCGATGACGGCGATCCCGTCCACGACGGCGAAGGGCTGGCTACCGTTGCGCGCCTGGCGGTTGGTCAGGTCATCACCGAACAACGACGCCCGGGCGGGCAGGCTGGCGGTATCCAGCGCTTCCGCCGCGATTTCCGCCCCCTCGACGCTGATTTCCCGCCCCGCGATCCGGGGGCCAAGCCCCGTCAGGAAGGCCAGCGCCTTGGCGGGATCGACCATCAGGGGCGTGTTGAAGACGCGCTGGGCGATCTGGGTGTGGTGCATCATGCGTCCTCCGCGGGCCGAGGGTCCCGGTCCTCGTCATCCTCTTCCTGATTGCCGTCCTCCTGCTGATCCTGCCGTTGGCCCCGAGCATCACCCGGCCCGGCACCGCCATCGGCAGCCTGCGCCGGGGACCCCGGCCGCCGGAAGTCCAGACCCAGCTCGGCCTCGCGTTTCCGTTCCGCCGCGATTTCCCGGTCGACCTGTTCAGCGTCGTAGCCGCGCTCGGCGATGGCCTGCGTGCGGGATTTCAGGCCCGCCTCGATCTGGAGGATCTCCGCCGAGGCATCCTTGGCCGGGTCGATCCAGTCCCACTTTGTCGGAAGCCAGTCGCAGGCGAGGTAAGCGCGCCGGTCGGTGGCAAACCCCGGCAGGTCGATGGCGCCTGCCAGCACCGCCATGTCCATCCAGCGCATCCAGACCGCCCGGCACAACTGATAGACCATCACCGAATGCTGGAAGGCCGAGATACGGCGGCGGAAATCCACGAGCGCGATGCGCGTGTTGGAGAAGTTCCCCTTCGCGGTATCGCCCGTCAGATAGCCATAGGGCACGCCCAGCGCCGCGCCGATCTGCAGGAGGGTGCGGTACTGGAACGGCTCATAGGTGCTGCCCGAGTCCGGGGTGGATGGCGTGGTCACGTCCTCGCCGGGGTCCAGCCGCACCACCTGGCCCGGTTCGACCTCAAGATCGTCCTCGGCCGGATCGAGAGCTGTTTCCGGGGCGGGGGAGGTTATGAACATCGCGAACATTGCCGCGGTCTTCTTCCGCTCCAGTTCGGCATCGTCGTAGAGGTCGAGGGTGAAGAGCTTCACGATGGCCGCCGCAAAGCGCGAGACGCCGCGCAGCTGGCCCGCCTCGACCGGGTCGAGGATGTGGATGACCTCGGATGCGGGCACGCGCACCGTTTCCCCGGCCAGCCCCGGATCGGTACTGTCGCCGGGATGGCGGCGCAGGAAGTGATAGGCAACGCGGCGGCCGATGCCGTCGAACTCGATGCCCTGTCGGATCGATCCCGCGCCGGGCAGGATCCGGGTCATGTCCTGGGGCAGCATTTCCGAGGGCAGCATCTGCAGCTGCATCGGCACGGTCAGGCCATCCTCCGGTCGCCGGGCGCGGATGCGCAGGAAGACTTCGCCTGCCAGGAACACCTCCCGCGCCGCCCGGCGCTGGAGCCCGAAGAAGTCGGTCAGTCCCTCTGCATCGGCCTCATCGGTCCAGGCGAGCCACAGCTTCTGCAGCTCCTCCTTCTTTGCGGCATCGGCGATCTTCGAGGACGGCTTGATGCCGTCACCGACCACATGGTTCGCAAAGGCATCGACGGCGTTCGCGGCATAGCCGTTGTTGCGCACGAGCCAGCGCGCCCGCGCGGTGATGGTCTCGCCCGAGGCTGCGATCAGCGTGTTCACATGGGCGCGGGTGGCCCGGAATCCGCGCATGCGGCGATGGGACTGCGCCGCGTCAAACCCGCCGATGATCGAGCCGAGCCGTGCGCGGAAGGCGTCGAACACCATGGTCAAAGGCCCTTCGTCGCGACGGTGCCCCAGCGACGGCGGCGTGTAGTGGTGCCGCTGGCCGAGGCAATGCGCCCTTCCAGATCCCTGATCGCCGCGGCCAGTTCGGCGTCCGAGCCATAGGTCACGGTCTTGCCGTCATAGCTGACGCTGCGCAGCCCGGCGAAGCGGGCTTCCTGCAGCGCCGTGAGCAGGGCCTGCATGCGTTCCAGGTCCATCAGTCCCTCATGAAGTTCGGGGTGTACGCCCGCCGTTTCCGGCGCGGCGTGGTGAGCGTTCCGGCCTTGGGCTGGGCCGGATCTGGTGGTGCGGCGTCAGTCGGGATAGCTGCTGGCAGGCGGGTTTCCACGCCCGCCTGTGCCTCGAGCCGCCGCCATCTGGCATCGTCCCAGCGGTCGGCACCGAGGATCCATGCGGCGGCACGGGCATAGACCCGGCAGTCCAGCGCCTCGTTCCGCTCGCGCATCTTCTGCCATTCCTGATGGGCATAGCCGCGCTTGTTGCGGATCGTGACCAGCTGTTCGGCCACCAGCTGCTTCAGCCATTCGGTGTCCGCCCAGCCGGGAAGATGGATCGTGCCGGGGGCGTCCAGCACGCCCAGCGCCCGGTCCTCATCACTTGGCCGCTCGATCCGCAGGAACCGATAGGTCTCCGCTTTGAACGTCGCCGTCGCCACCGACCAAAGCCGCGCCCCGCGGCGCAGACGCTTCCCGCCGATGGTCGCATCGACATAGGTCGGGCCAGAAACTGGCGCCGACCGGTTGAAGCCCTTAAGCCCCTTCAGCGGCGCCACCTGTTCGAAGCCGACCTTGCGCGACCAGGCGTAGACGGCCGCCGCCTCATAACCGGTGTCGATGCCAAGTCTCGCCACGGTCATGAAGGCACCGTTCGCATGCTGCCAGCTCTTCCCCAACAGCGCCGTCAGCTTGTCCCATGCAGCGGGATCGTCGGGCCCGCCCGGAATGACGATGTGATCGACGAGCCAGCTTTCCAAGCCCCGGCCCCAGGCCCAGACATCGACCTCGATCCGGTCCCTCTGGACGTCAGCGCCCGCGGTCAGGAACAGCCCGGCCATCGGCACGGTGCCCGGCTTCCACGCCTCGCGCCGATCCGCCAGCCGCTGCCATTCTGGCGCGTCGCCGCTCTCGACCCATGTCTCGCCGAGCAGCGTGTTGCGCGCCGCACGGAGTGTTGCGTCCGACCCTTGCGCCGCCAGCCATTCCCGCGCGACGTCGGACCAGCTTTTCCAGCCCAAGGGCGAATAGAGCGCCGAGAGGTGGAAACCGATGGCCTTCGGATCCTTGGAAACCGCCGTCGCCCGCCATTCGCCGCGGGCCAGCATCTCGGTCTTGTGGTGCTCGGCGATGGGGCGTTCGCATGCTTCGCAATGGTAGGCGGCCGTTTCCGGCTTTCCCTTCGCCCAGCGCAGGCGGTCGAATTGCAGCCACTGCATCGCGCCGCAATGCGGGCAGGGCACGAAGTAACGCCGCTGGTCGCTAGCCTCGAACTCGCGCTCAATGCGTGACAGCCCCCGGATCGTGGGCGTCGAGACCATGAACAC